TCTGCAACCTTAATTAAAATATCTCTTTGAAGATGATACCGATTTAGTTTCATAAAGTAAGCTAACTGTTTTTCTGTCCATACAGAAACAGAAGCAGACTCATCATTTGGCTTGCCTGTTAGAATAATTGCAGTAGGCGTATCAGTAAATGGGTCTAAAATGTTTACATGAACTTTGCCTAAAATGGTTTTTCTAAACATGGCTAGAGGTGGCTCTGTTTGCATAGCCGCAAAAACATCGTAATTATCTGTCATTCCTTTAATAATCCTTTCAAATTTTATTTAAAAATAGGCGGGTAGAAATTCATCTACCCGCCTATAATCAAGCTTGATTAGCTTAGACCGCCGATAACGTATAGACCATCAGCATTATCAATAATGAAACCGAACTGTGTCCAGTAGGTTAAGTTCCACTGAGCAGGAACGGGTTTCATATCAGTATATTCCTGAGTATGAACAGGGCCGTAGGTGATGAAGTCGCCAACATTCTTGCCAATAACAAGTACCTTATCTTCAGGTATCATCTTATTGTAAGTATCGGGAGCATCATATTCCTGTGGTACAACTAGAATGGGTGTACCCTGATAAGCACCAATCCAACCAGTGCGGGCGATTTCTTCAGAAACCGATTGAATGGTAGCATTTGTGCCGCCGAAGGATTCCCACTGAGCAAAGCCAGTGATTGACTGTAGAGCATTGCGAGTACCAACGATAGCTTTAACACCAGCAGTAGTTTCATTAATTCTATTAATGGCATTATCTAAGGCTGTCTTAGTTAGTGCGCCACCGACTGATATGAAGTTATTGGGGGTATTTGCGGCAGTCCATACTGTAGTTAAGGCAGTAAAAACTTTCTGCATATAGAAATCGCGTAGCTTAGCTTGCATTTCGCTAGAAATATCAGCTACAGTACCGAGTTCACCAGATTCTAATTCCATTACACCAGCGGTTACGGAAACCTGAGCGGTATCCAAAACGTAATTGATTCTGTCAGCGACAGTAATTTCTGATTTTAGAGGAATAGCACCGGGGACGTGGCTGTAAACTTTAATGCCCTTGCGGATTTTCTTTACAAGCAAATCGCCGGGATTTAAAGTTCTAGAATTTAATAGCATACCAATCCAGTCAGTAGCGATATGGCCGGGCTGTGCATATTCTACAATCATCTCGGCTAATTCACCACGTTTGTTCTGGTCTTTTGCTATTGAAGCATAAGCTTCCTTTAGTTGAGTAATATCCATGAGTTAAAAATCTCCTAAATTAATTAAACCGTAACTCAAAATTTTTAAAGGCTTACCGATTAACAACGATTGTTAATGCGCCTGTAGTTGAATCGTAGCGATGTACGAAGCCAATAACTCTATCATCAAAAGCGGCCTGATACTTGGGCTTGCCAGCATCAGTTGTATCTTCAGCAGTGTTAGCAACAATTACATTTGCACCGGCAGAATGTAGGGCAACATTATCAATGTACTGACCAGAAGGAATAGTGAAGATACCCTTTGAGTAAGCTAGACATGGTGTACCGGAGGGGATAGTCTGTGAATCCTGATAGCCGGGGTAAGTTAGTCTAACAGTAGCAGAGAAGGGAACATTAGCGGCTTCTGAGAAACCACCGCGCTCGCTAAAAGCTACAGAGGGAGTGGGTTCGTAATACGGGGGTTTGCGATTGTCGTGTCCCCAAGTTACGATGAAGATAGCACCTTCAGCTTCATCAGCAGTAGCAGGAACTGCTACGCCAGGAAGGTCGGTGTAAGAGCCGAAGTCATAATCAACGGCATGTGTAGTTAGGCGAACAAATCTACCTTCTACAATAGCGTCTTTAGCTACGACTGCCATAACATTTGAAAAATCATTAATTTCCATTAATCAATAACTCCTAAAATTATTGTTTCTTTCCTAAGAATTCTCGCAAATTGCTAGCGATTTCTTTCGGTGTAAGGTCTGTTCTGTCTGAAATTATATTTGGGATTTCAGTTTTTGAAGCAATAGCTTGTTCAGCGGGCTTTGCCTGTTCAGCAAAAGCAATCATTTCCTGAACAATAAAATCTAGAGCTTCCTCTGATAAAGCTAGTAGCTTCTCAGAATTTGTAGCAAAGTAATTATCATCTTTATTAATACCAGCAGAAGTAAAGCGTTCTTTAATTTGAGCTAACTTTTCCTGCTTGGCTAATTCAGCTTCAATACCATTTTTGAATTCAGCGAGAGCATTTTTCTCTGCCATGACTGATTCTAATTCAGTGGTAAGTTCTGAGATTTTAGATTCTAACTCTGCTACTTTTGTTTCTAATTCTTTATTATCTTCCACGTTAGTAGCCTCCGAATTGGAATTTTGTTCTTCTGCAAAAGCGATTATAGGTGTTCTTCCTGCATAAGCTGGACGCTTTACAATACATAGACCATCTAAAGAAGTCCCACGCAATTTTCTAATCTTGCCATCTTCAGAATAATCCTCATTATCGTATGTAATTTCCCAACTAACCTGCGGTAGATTTCCATCCTGCCACATTTGTTTTAATAGCGCAACATCATCTGGTCTTTCCCTTTTCCAGAAAGCGGCTAACGCTTTTACTTGTTTATTTTCTTTTATTAAATTTGTAATTACACCGATTGGATAACCCATTGCTTCATAATGACCATCGGATATATCGCCGGGGGCCATTTTAATTGGGGTATTAATACCCGTTCTGACAAGGTTATCAAATTCGGATTCCTCAATCTGATGCCCATTAGCATTTGGTCTGTCATCACAGACCACAATTTTTGCCCACTGGAAATTTTCATTCTGTGCAATTCCGGCGAAAGCTTCATTTTCGGAATTTATAAATTCAATATTTGTTTCAAAGTTTGTTATATCCATAATTCTCCCGTTGCGAATATTAATCTATTCGCAATTTTACAATTACATTATAGCATACTATTAATTTTTATGTAGTTAATTAGAGATTTTTTCTCTTTTATTCTTATTTTCTATAGTATTTTTTGGCTGTACTTTAGTTGTCTGTGGATTATTCTCAGTTCCATTGTTTTGAACTTCACCACCCGGAGTACTTGGAGTAGGGCTAAATGGTCTAGGAGCAAACTCGCCAAGTTCTTTTTCTTTTAGAACTTTATTTTCTTGTTCTTTTAATTCCATTTCATCATTAAAGCTGTAGCCAAAATACTTAGAATAAGTAGAGCGTGAAATATTTCCAGTGTCATAAAGGTCTTTCAAAGCGGCAGTATAAGCACTAAACTCTACAAGATTTAGTGGAGCAAATTCTACATTAGGGGTTGTTTTGAAATTGTTTCTATTTGAAACCTCATAACAAATATCCTTTATAACGCTTAGAATTTTACTTCTTAAATTCTCCATAGTTTTTTGTGGAGAGAATAAGGCTAGCTCATTATTACCACCTGTAGCACTACGCTCAGTTTCGCCCACAATTAGAATCTGTGGTAAGCCTAGCGCATAGATAATGTCTCTATTTACTGAAGAGTACTTAGTCTCGTCCAGCAAGGCTGTAGTATCTGGAAATACCCAAGATACATCCAATGTATGGGGAGCAAATAACTGGAAAACTTTTTCAACGGACTTGCCATTTGAATTTCTCCAAAGCATTTGACTCTTAATGTAATCGAATACATCTTCATCATCTTCTGTAACAGGATACTCATCATTACCAAGCTTGAATAATTGAATGGCAGTAATAACTCTAGAAGCAATAGAATAATCCATTCTTCTTAGGTTTCTTTTATGCTTCAAAGATTCTAATGCTGGATATAAATACGGAGTGGGATAGGGGCAGTTAGATAAAACTCGGCGTCTAAAGATTAGCTCATTTTCTAGCTTAATCTTTCTTTCACCATGCTCTACCTGAGATACAAAGGCTGGATAAAGAGTTTCCAACTGAATGTATAGTTCTGTATCTACAGTTCCATCCTTGTAGCGTCCTTTATTTCTTATGAAGTAGATAATCTCATCGGGTATCTCTACAAAATAAGAAACCTCAGAACCAAGTAAGGAATAATTAATTGTGATTGTACCAGAATCTCTTAGCCACATAGAGCTAGGGAGAATCAAGGTATCATATTTTTTAATGCCAAGCCTTTTAATTTTATCTTTTGGAACTGAAGTATAATCAATCTCTGGAATTACTAAACCAGAGACCATATACTCCAAGGCCATTTCCTCAGCAAACTCTTTTAGCTTTGGAGCAAGCGCAGTAAAAACTCTAATTTCATTATCTGATAAGCCGTTCTTCTCAAAGATGAATTCATTGATAGCAATATCCACAATCTTATTGATTACTGAAGAAGCAATGGGGTCTTTCCTGTAGAAAAATCTACAGTCATCCACAACTTCTTTGTACTTCTTACTTGTAGAAATATCCATCTTATCAACATCTTCAGGAGTCCAAGCGTTACCATCGGTTGATACCGGAGTAATGAAAGCAGATATGGCATTAAATTGTTTTATAGTATTTGACTTGATTTCGTCTGTCATTTTAACCTAACCATTTTACTTTGAATAAACTGGTGCTTTTCTTTTTCTGCTTTATAAATTCTGTCTGTAAATAGTAAGCAAGCGCAAGAACTAATAAAGCAGAAGTAAAGTGGTCTGCACCTTTCTTACCACCTTTCTCAGTAATCGTTCTATAGGCAATGTCGCCGTTTACGCTTTTAGTATAAGTCATTCTTTCTAGCTCTGAAATAGTTTCTAAGTCAGTGCTTGAAAAAACAATCTTATGATTTGTAACCATTTCCTGTAATACAGAAACGGCTAACGGTTTTGCTCTTGATTTTAATTCCTTACCATCCGCATCCACACCAATAACAATACTGGTAGAGAAGTCGATAGGAATTAATCTTTTACTATAATCTTTATGGGCATATTCTATATCGTCAGTAAGATGCTGAACTACAGAAATACCCTGCCCACCAGCACCTTTATCAATACCTAAAAACAGTGGGGAAAATTTTGTATCCAGATAGTCAATAAGTTTTTCTTGAATAGGATAAGAAACTTTTGACATTTCTATCTTAGCAAAAAACTTTAGTCTATCATAGTCATCAATAGTCATTATGAAAATTGCTGTAGGCTCTGTATAGCCTAAGTCAATCCCAATAACTGTATCTGCATTTTTTTCTACACCGGGAAGTAGTGCCAGCTTTGTTTTATAGAAATCCAAATCATTCGACCCCTCCGCCCCATTTATAGTTAATCTATAAACGGGGTTTTGAGAAACCTGCATTGTACCTCTATCAAACAAAGAGAACACAGGCTTACCATGTTCTGCCAGCCATAGATGAATAAAATCATCTGAATCTTCCCCACCATAATCTTCAATAGCTTTTAATCTATCTTCTTTAGTCAATCTCGGATTCATATCCGAACTGACTCTGTGTTTTGAGTAACTTGAATTTACACTATCACAGTGATAACAAACTGACTTTTCACGGCGACCATCTGGTACACCAGCAACCATCAGTCTAAATCCGGGAGTAAATGTATTTATTGTCGGCTGTAATTCAATCCACGAACCCCAAGGCTGATAGCCGGATTCGTCTACAATAAAAAATGGGGTATGTAGGCCAACGACATTTGCACCAGTACCAGTAGTACCCGCAATTCTAGCCATCAGAACCGCCCCATTTAACAATGTAATTACATGGTCTCCATTATTAATGCCCGTATTTGGAGAGATGAACTGTTTCATTAAAGAGTTTACTCTAAGGGTTGTTTGAAGTCCCGCCCATACCGGCTCTAGATGTACTTTGTTTGGAACAAAGTACACGATATAATCTCCCTGAAATAACCGATTTACTAATATCCAGAGAAGTAATCCTACCAGTGAGAAAGTCTT